TGGGGCAAAGAATGCCAGGGTTCCTTCCAACATTATAATGGAAGTGGAATTCCTTAAACGGGTCGCCATCATTAGTTGGAATGATGCGAACAGTTTGATCACCCTCAGATGGGCGCCATTTTGTATTGTCTTGTTTTCTGCCATTGTTACGTGACAATTCGAGCTTTGCTCTCATTTGTTCTATATTTAAAGCCATGATGTTTTTTCCTTTTGTTAGTTAAGTTTTTTGTCCTTAAGGACTAAGGTCGGAGGGGAAAACCCCTCCGCCATAGTGGTTGAGATTCTTAATGTATTGAAGTCTACTTGTCAGACCTCCTTACAATTCAAAACACTCAACACTTTTAATATAACCTATTGGTTATTGGTTGTCAAACGAATAATTGACAGATTTTGAAGAAACAGTCCCTACAACCGTTCCATGATTAAAAGTACGGAAGCCTCGGCTTTCCGTATCATACACTACTTCAATTTCTCCATTGCTTCTACTATAATTTTCAGTAGTAGTCTTGGGAGTCATCGAACTCGGGAGATCACTCACTTTAACAAAACTCATTGTTCGTCGAGTTCCGTTTCGCTTTACGAATGTTCCGGTGTATTGTGTAATTGTACTCATATTTCCTCCAGTATTAGTTATGAGTGGCGAGATTTATGCTTTTTTGATAAGGCAGAATGTGATATTGTGTGATTAAAGTATATCAACAATGACCAAATGCAACATAAAGTTAATCTCTTTTGTTGTTCTTTTATAATGTAACCTATTGAGATCAGTTTGTCAAATAATTTTTTAATTATTTTTGGAATTTTTGATAAAAGCTCAGGGTAAAAGCTCAGGGTGATCACTAAAGAATTTCGACCAATGAAAGTTAGTGTCTTCAACGATCCACGACCACTGCCCAAGTTCATCAGGATTATGAGCATAAATCTTTGCGTATGAATGTAAAAAACTTACTGCTAGAGATTCAGGCAATTCTTCACAAATAGTATTAAGTATTTCTTCGATCATTTGATCTCCATAGATTGAATATAATGCGTTAGCTTAACCGAATAAAAGAATGATTGTTTATGTTGAGACGAATAAATTGCAAATGAAGAACTAATATCTTTCTCTTCATCAGCAAGAACGCGGCTTCTTATAAGCGGAATCAAATCTTTATTGTTTTCTAAGTTTTGCTTGCTTATGCTATAAATATACCATGTTTCCGTGATATTGTCAAGGGGAAAAAGCATGTTTTCTTCATTTTGTTTGAAATCCCCGATTGAAACTGTATAAATTCTTGAAATTATTTTTGGCTCATGCAAAGACCCCATGACAGGGCTTTCCGACTTAAACCATTCTATCGTTTCAAATGTATTTGCGATGGTCGTATTAAGATTAGAATACATATCCATTATTGATTGATTTCCGATGGATTTTAATGTCTCCCTATTGGAAATAAGGCACATGCTGTTGATAAGCCCAGACCTTGTATATTCCTGTAGTACATTGTACACCACCTTATGTCTTCTCATTATTGTCGTACCTGACAAATCAGAATCAGGACAAATATATATAACATTTATTTTTTTATGCTTAATACTCTCCAGCAGTGCAAGGGAAGCGGATGAGCACTTACTACCTCCACAAACTACAAACCAACACTCGTTCTCTTTGAAAGACAATCGTTTTTTGAATTTGGGACAGTAATTCTCAAAATCCTCCTCCGTCTTACACTTAGATGGAAAGTCAGACTCTACTATCGATACCTTCTTGTAGGCATCAGAAAACTTTTCAATTATACCTGCACCAGCAGATCCTAAACCAATTAAGACCATGATACCTCCTTAAGATCTCTGAGGTTGTGACCAGCATGTATTGAGGACATGAACCAGCCCAACTGTGTATCTTCGAATATTTCTTTAATTTGTGGAAGTAGGCCCCGATCACCTAATTTAAGATCAATCGTCAAGGAATCATGAACAACAGAATGAACAAACGACTTTGTATTTTGTACAAATTTATTTATTTTAACCGCTTGTTTCATACAGTTGTCTGAAGACGAAGACTGTAGGAGGTAGTTGAGAGCATGAAAATCGTCAGCCTCAATCTTCCTGCCGAATGGAGTGGAGACGATACCATCTTTATAATATTTATTTAATAGTAGTCTGCGATCATAATATTCAGAGTCAATCGCAGTTGAGTTTGGGTTGTAGAGCCATGCTAGGAACTTCGTCTTCGCTGTCTTTCTATCATACTTACCATCGAACAGATGTTCCCTGTTCCACTCGTGGATGTCAACCTCCGGTGTGGTTCCTGTGGAAAGCGATATGAAGGCTCGAACCTCAGCACCATTTAAATCAAAGGAGACAAAGATATCATTCTTGGGCACAACACAGTTGGCGATTTCCTTCTTGAGATACATTATTGGAAAGGAACCTTTCTTGGTTGTCAATCGTCCAGTCTTTGAACCCCACACATCATAGCAAATAGGTATATTTTTACCGTTCAATGTCTTCAACAGTGTCTTTGCCTTCAAATCAACTTTGGATGTCCTCTTAAGGGCTTTTTGATCGATTAAGATGGGGTTTTTCGCTATTTGATGAGCCATGATGTGGAGATCAACCATAAAGCCATGATTCTGTGGTTTCTCGTTATGTTTGAAGACCCAATCACATATATCATTTTTAATTTCGCAATAGTGCATCAAATGTTGTTCCGGAATGACATCAAATAGACAAAGCTCACTGAGCTTTATTTTTGCATTCACTGCGGAGTTGATGAATGCTTTGATTTTATCTTCTCGTTTTTTGTATCTTGGTCTGAGATGCTCTGGAGCCGCTTCAGAAATGGATTGACCACCAGTGTAAATGCTAGCATAACAAACATTGCGATTATCAAGCCTCCTATCCCAGTTCCAAGTTCCTGTGACATTATCAGGGATTCTATCATATGTAAATTTTCCATTGCTATATACTCCAAAACATTCTGCTCTATCATCAAGAATTTGAAAATTCATTTACCCTCCGAATCTGTTTTTGTACCTATAATTTGATTTAATAATTGAGTTGATCCCACCCCGTTTAGAACTAAAAGTCTGGCGAAACCTTTCATTAATATATCCTATTGCTCTTGCGCTGTCAAATTTTTTATTTATATTCTTTGCATTATTTATTAAAATTTGTAAATCAGATTTCTTAAAAGTATATCTTTCTTCAATATTTTTCATATTTGCATAAACTCTAATAAGCTGTGATGTTATTAAAGAATCAGAAACACTATCAATCCTATTTCTATTTATTATATTATATATTAATTTATTATTATTACATACAGTATATTTTTTCTCTATAGGATAAAATAATACAAATTTATTATAATTTCTTAGAATTACTTCTTCTAATAACTCTAAATCATATTCATAAGCAGGAGTAAATCGGTTAGCAAATAAAGAAGCAGCCGATGCAATCAAGCGCTTAGACAGATGCTTTTCTTTCATAATTTTCGAATCCAAATCAGCGAAGATAACCCATGGAGAGTTTTTTACTATACTAAAGCCGTGTTGCCTACAGGCATTTATATAATATTGAAATGCCCTATTTGTTAAAAAGAATTCTTCTTTTAATCCGTCGTCGTCAATGCTTAAATCTGCGATACTAATAGCTATGCCCGTTGTAAAGATGGATGACTTTTTTGTTTTTTGCCAAGATGAAAACGTTAGCGGTATATTCGAAGTTAAAATTTTCAAATATTTTACAAGCCCATTCATGTAATCGTTAATTGTAATTATTTTTGATCTTCTATTTTGTGCTACAATGTAGGTTTCAGCATAGACGGTTAATATCCCCTCCATATACTGAGAGTACAGTTCGATTGGGCTTTCATACCCCTTGACTGCGTTGATGACGGATAGATAAGGATCTTCCTGTGGTATTGCGTTGAGCAAGCAAGCATTTCGAAATGCTGTTTTTATGTTCTCAAAGGCTCCTGCGACAAAATCAAACACGCGAACCGTTGCTTCTTGTGACTGTGGGCTTACAATATTAACCATGTGTTGTTCGTTAGGAACAACCGGCAGCATGTTTGTATCAATTCTGCCGTACATTTGATATTCCCCAAATGTCATATCTCTAACTACCCTCGGTGAAGCTTCAAAATCTTCATATGCTCCAAGGTGGTATTTGCCTCTTTCATAATATAATTTTATACTTGATCTTAACGAATTTTTTCCTTTAAATCTTTTAGCCATATTCTAACACTCCATTAAAAATTATTATTCAGACGTAGCAAAGCTATCCGAATCACCATACACACTTGTTTCTTGTTTATTTTCTGAAATTGGCCTTGGGCCTGCATCAGCAGGAACAGGGACTATCGAACTGATAGGGTTCCCCTTTTTATCCCACATTAGTTCCCCGTCTACCCATGCAGTCTCCACCCATTGACTGAGTGCGCCATCATAAACATAGGGCTCCATTTTCTCTGGGTTTAATTTTTTAGCTGTATCTGGTACTCCCTCTGGTCGTTTTACTTTTTTCGATTTTGTTGTGCTCCCACTACCGCCCACAGGTGCTCCTGCTCCAGCAGAAGAGGCTCCGCCACCCACGTTAGTAACAGTAGGAGCCGGGCCAGATAAACCAATATCTGTTATGCCTGCTGTTTGCTCTAGAAACAAACCTTGTAATTGCGCTTGTCTTTGATTTATAAAAGAATTACAATAATTTCCTTTTTGTGAGCCCCCTGTAGCTACCCCTGACGCTACATCACCTAATTTGCTAGTGCCTTGTTTGACTCCGTTTGGATCTTTTTTGTTATCGTCCTTTATGCCTGCGTTTTTCTCTCCGTCAGAATCACCAGAGGTTCCAGCACGATCTTTACTGCCATCTCCGCTATAGGTAAATTGGGTCTCAAGTGTAGTGGTAAACTTACCCGGACCTATTGATCCGTTTACCCTTATCACACTGTGGTAGCCTCCAAATCCCAACGAATTCGCTGCGGATCTGCCTTTGCCTTCATGGTCTGGGCCGACTCTTGGGTTCATTTGGTCTCCTGTACCTAGAGAA